CTGTTACATGTTGGATAAAGATATCTTAGATAAAGACCCTGATTTAACGGGTGACTATAATGTACCAAGAGCGGTATCAACATTCAATAAAAGAATTGAACCTTTGATGGTTGTGTTCCAAGATGAAGTTAGAAATGGTTTAATTGTTTCTGACCCTGCAGAAAGAGGTATTTTTACAACGTCTCAGTGTGAATTAATTAATGGACATCCATTAGGTGAAGGAGACCAAGATGATTTACAAAAGGATGTTTTGGATATTACCGAACAAGAATTAAATTATTGGGAGAGACGTGGTCTTAAGCCAGATTACATGTATGATTTAGCTGAAGAAAATTGGAAGGAAAGGTTAGGATTGTTTCAGACCGTCTGAAGATAAGATATACCAATTTCCACCAACAAATCTGAATTCAATACAGGCAAACTTATCTGCAACAATCTCGTCGTATTCTTCATCAATCTTTCCAACATCAGGTCTGATTGTTAAGTGAGTCATTGCCTTTACTGTGATGTGGTCAGATGTTCTTGAATCTAATGTTACAAACGATTGTGCAACACCTCTTATAATACAACAGTCTTCACCATTGGTACGGTAATCTAATTCTGAAACTAATGTAATCTCAGAGGTTTCTATTTGATGTCCGTTAATAAATTTTCTTACAGGTACTGTTTTAATTATTGCCATTATATTACGTAAATTTGACGAGGCATCGCTCTGAACTTCATTTGTTTATTTAGGTTTTCGGCAATTAATGCTTCTCTTTCCATAACCTTATCAGGTCTCATTCTTGTTAACCAACCCTCAGCCCCTGTCAATTCTTCAATTAATTTTGACTTTTCATCTTTAGCTTCGGTCAATAAACTTTGATAGTCCATAACAATTTCAGAATCAGGTGTTTTGAGGTTACCACTATACTTTCCTCTTACTCTTGCTAAAGTTTCTTTACAATATGCAGTAAACCATCTTCTAACCCATTGTTGACCAGGAACGTTCAAATCCGTCCAAGTTAATTCTTCAATAGGAACATCTGTTGGTAATTTAATAATGTCGGGATTATTTTTCAAACAATCGGCTCTACTATCAGGCTCTACATCATAATACCAATACCAAACGGCTTTACCAACATACTGACTATAACTTGACCAGTTAAATTTACCACCAGGGGTGTTCATTAAATGAATTAATTTTTTACCGTCAGGTAAACCTGTAATTCTATATGTTAAGGAACCACCTAAAATTCTACTTAGGATATTTGCTTCTTGCATTCTGATAAGATAATCAAAACCTGACATCATGAAGTAAGAACCGTTGTTTCCCATTTGAGCAAAACCCGCTTGGTCAGCACCTAAACCGATACCGCCAAACCCAAAACCACCAATACCGCCTAAACCAAATGCAGTAAATGCTTGGTCTGAAAACCAAAGTAATTCGTTTACTTCTCTACCAGCAGGGATTTCATATGTTTGGACATTCTTTTCAAGAACAAAATAATCTTTCTTTAGAACCCAAGGACCTTCAGTTTGAAGACCTACAATTTTAGAATACGAATATGAAAATTGTTGTTCAAAATCCATTGTTCTTGTAACAAGAGCTCTTGCAACAGACCTTTCATTCATGTTCAAATTAACAAGGTTTACCCACTGAGAATCAATTAACCATTGTAGGATATATTCTTCATAATCCCCAATTGCTAACTCCATCAATGAGTCTAACATTTCATCCTCAAGTTCTACACTTCTTAAGGGTGCACCTAATTGGTGTTTAATTCTCGTATAAATTTTTGACCTTTCTGGTTCTGGTATTGCTGCCATATCAAATAAATATCTTTATTATTCTATTTCGTGAAGAAGTGAACTTAACTTAAATATATATTGATTTTCGTTTTGTAATGGGTGATTATCAAATATTAATATCTTATTAGTTTTAGGTTGAATAAAAATCAACCAGTCCACGTTATAAGGTTTAACATTACCGGTATCCGATAAGAACACCTTATCTCCGTCTATAGATGCTGTTGAATATGGTTTTACTTGAGCGGTGTGGGTTTTACCATCTTTTTCAATAACCATGTCAACACCTTTAAATGCATCTCTTTTTTGTCCGTGACCTCCAATTTTTTCTACCTTGGCATCACCTTCAAAATAATTTTCAAGTTTCTTCTGAACGTTGTCTTCTGATTTTTGTCCTCTATCCCATAATTTTTTTAGAACTTTAATAATGTTAATAAAGTCCTCATTATTTTTAGTAAAAATTTGTTTTTTGAAATGATTTAAAGCGTTAAGGAATCTTTCTACTTCTTTGAGTGTTCTATTTTCTTTATAACTGAAATCAAAAATTTTGTCTGTTCTACCAATATTTTCTATTTGTCTATTCACCGCTTTAACTAATAAACAAAATGCGTTAAAATTAGTATTAAGATTATTCAGAATAGACCTACCTTCTTTAGATTCAACACCATAAAATCCTGACATTTCCTTTGTTGTACCCTCAACCCAAAAATCATGGAATACTGTTTTCAATACATCCGTTACTCCATCTTGGTATCTTCTTTTAATTTTAGAATTATTAATTAAATCTTTAAAAAATAAAATTTCTTTCGCGTCACAGAACTTAGCATCCGCGGATTCAGTAATAAGTTTACCTAACTCAACAGACTCCGTTAACTTTTTTTGGGTTTTCATTTCATACATTTTAGTAACAAAATCCCAGTTAACAACTTTCCAAAAGTTTACAATGTATTCATCTCTTTTGTTTCTGTATTTCAAGTAATATGCGTGTTCCCATAAGTCTAATCCTAATAGTGGGAAACCACCACCTTCAATCACATTCATCAATGGATTATCTTGGTTTGGTGTGGACATTATTTTTAACGTGTTCTTTGCAGTTAAAACTAACCACACCCATCCCGAACCAAATCTATCTTTGGCAACCGCCTCAAATTTTTTCTTAAACGCTGTGAAACTACCAAATTGTTTTACAATTTTTTTATAAAGTTCCCCTTCAAGTTTTTTTGGATTAGGTGTCAACATGTTCCAAAATAATGCGTGATTGAATGCTCCACCTGCATTATTTCTGATTGACTTGTCGTAACGACTTATGTTTTTGATTATTTGCTCTAACTCTACATCCCCGTTTTTTTTCTTTGAGAGAGCGTCATTCAATTTATCCACGTACCCTTTATAATGTTTGTTATAATGAAAGTCCATTGTCTCGGGGTCAATGAACGGTTTAAGGGCTGAGTAGGAATAGGGTAATTTCTCTATTCCAATTTTCTTCATTTCGGTAAGCAACTGTTCTTTTTCTTTGTTAACGTGGTTTTCAAGTATTTGGGTTTCCAGTTGTTGTACCTTTTCTTCTAATTTTTTCATATGTTTGGATTATCCATATAATAAATAATCCAATAATTATTTAACGACGCATTTCATTAATTCTTTTTAAGATTTCTTCAGCCGCATCAGGACTGTTTTGGTTATCACCTAAGATTGTAGATATAACCTGTTTTTTATTTGCTAATATGTCGTAGATAATTCCTTCTATTGTGTTTTCAAATATTGGGTAGTAAACTAATACATTATTTTTTTGACCAAATCTATAAGCTCTGTCCTCAGCTTGTGAGTGGTCGGATGGTAAAAAGGATAAATCATTCATAATGACAGCTTCAGCAGCTGTTAAAGTTAAACCAACGCCAGCAGCTTTAATGTTACCAACAAATACTTTTACTTTTTGATTTTCTTGGAACTGGTCAACAGATAATTGTCTTTCACCTTTTGACATTGAACCATCAAGTTTAACAGCCACTTTTCCAAAGTGCTCGCAAATTTTATTGAGTGAGTCGGTAAAGTTACAGAATATGATAACCTTCTTATCTTGCTCAATAATATTTTCTGCTAACTCAATTGTTTGGGCAATCTTTTCATCGGCTATGATTTGTCTTACTTTGGTGAGTTTTGTAAATTGAACTGTGAGTGATTTTGATTCCTCTGGATTTTTTTCATACCAATTATAGTAATCACCCATAACTTCTTCATACAATTTAGATTTCAATCTAAGATAAACGGGTGTAATGATTTTATCAGGTAAATCTAAAACATCTTCTTTCAATCTTCTTAATGTCAATCCTAACGTTCTGTCTCTTAGTTCTTCTAAATTTGAGGCACCCATAACATTCCAAACTTTTCTTGAACCAACTTTAAATTGGTATCCTTGACAATATCTTATAACATAAGCCATCCAATTTTTGGCAACAGGCGAATCTATTAGACTTAATAGATTATAATAGTCAATCGGGCGAGAAGTCATAGGTGTTCCCGTTAGCAACCATAATCGGTCAACTTTCTTTACTAAGTCGTTAATTAGTTTTGTTCTTTGGGCTTGAGCGTTTTTGATATAGTGTGCCTCATCAATGATAACCAAATCAAAATCGGCTCTAAGAATTTGCGAATCATCTTTTTTCTTAGGGTCATGAAAATTTTTTATAATGTCATAGTTTATGATAACAAAATCATGTTCGGTTGAAAAGTTTTTTCCTTCAGCAATATATGTTGACCTGTCTGAATAATTTTCAATCTCTCTCTTCCAGTTAATTTTCAAAGTTGCGGGACAAATGATTAGTATTTTTTTAGCACCTGCTTCAAGAGCCGCAATAATTGTGGATGTGGTCTTACCAAGACCCATATCATCTGCTAAGATGAATTTTTTGTTCTCAACTAATTTTTGAATTGCTTCTTTTTGATGTGTTAACGGAGGACGATTAGAATATTTTTCATAATTGATAACAACATCTTTAACAGTATTGTCTTTAATTATGGATGCTTTAGGTAACCAAAAGTCGTGTAGTTCTTGAGACTCAGTTATTTTACCCCAAATGTGGAAAGCTTTTTCTTTGTCTGCCAATAGTTTTTCAACCCAAACCTTTTCAGGTATTTCAGTCATTAGTCTATCGTCGGCAAGTTTCTGTGCAAAATAAGCATCAAGTATAACCCACTTCTTAGCAACTTTAGGTTGTTTGTCGTGGTTGTTAATAATGTACTCGGATTGACTTCTTGTTGGATAAAACTTCTTATTAATTTGAGATTTTCGTTTAAGCTCCAATATATAATTGTTTGCTCCTTCATACGTTTCCAACAATGTTAATGCCTTAGATTCTAAACTAACTTCCATTTCAATTAAATAATATTCGTATGATTTCTTCCATCGTTCCAATAATTCATATCACCATACCAAACAAAGATTTCATCACCAGGGTTAATGTCTTTAGTTGCATAAAACTCAAAAGAGTTTGTATCAAAGTTGGACCTCCAATTTGCATTAGCATTATTACTGTGATTATATAACATACCAAAACCAACGGTTACCACTTGTTTTGTCCATTCATTAGCACCTTGTGGCCAGTTGAACCTATAATCAATTAATATATGACTAGACTCACCAAACTTCATTCCCAAATCAATTACAGGACAAATTTCAAACACTTCATCAACTAATATTTGTTCTTTTGCAAAAACACCTAATCCATGTATTGGACTATTATCAACATAAATTTTACTCGGTGCGTCTAATCTCATAATCTTTTTATTGAAAATATAATAACTCTTTAAGTATTTATCAATATATGCAAAAGTTAGTACCAATTACACGTTTAGGAAAATTCTTTGGTGGTGAAGACTATGCCTTGGATATTGGTATGGGTGAAGAGTGGTTATTGGGTGATATGAACTTTACAATTATTCTTTATAGAATTGATAGATACAAAACTAAAACAGATGATGTTTATGGAGAAGTATTACAGGATGGAATTCAATTCTTGGCACCTGTTGAACTTAAGGGATTGGTTCAAGTTATGGCACCTCAAAACAAACTTATTGGTAATTCAAGAATTGAACAACAAGAGCCAGGAAATATGAAGTTTTCTATTTATCAAAAAACTCTTGATGATATGGGTGTAAACATCTTCATGGGAGACTATATAGGGTATTATGAAACAGAAGATAGAGTTAGATATTATACGGTTGTTGATGACGGAATTGTTAAGTCTGATAATAAACACACTTACGGTGGTTACAAACCATTCTACAGAACGGTTACAGCTACTTATGTAAGTGAAAATGAATTTAGAGGAATATAATGCCATTACCTAAAACACAGGTTAAACCCACATTACCTTTGGTTCCACAAAAAACTCTTTTTGCAAGAAGAGAACAATTGTTGGAATATATAAACAAAGATGGAACTTATTTACCTAAGTCGGTTTTACATGCCGATTTAGATAGGGGGATGTTAGATTTTGTTAAGGAAGATTTAAAAGTTGTTACTGGTGGAAAGATTGTCCCAATGGTTGATATAATCATAACAACTCAAAACTGGTCCCAATATGCCGAGACGTGGAAATTTGTTGACTTGGATTATAACCCAAACCCACCATTTATAACTGTTGTTAGAAGCCCTGAAGTTAAATTCGGTACAAACCCATCTTTACAATATACAATACCGAATAGAAAACAATTTTATTATGCCTCAGTTCCAACTTGGAACGGTAACGAACAAGGTATGGACATTTATACAATTCCTCAACCTGTTCCTGTTGATATCAATTATAGTGTTAAAATAATCTGTAACAGGATGAGAGAACTCAATGAACTTAATAAAGTTGTAATGCAAAAGTTTTCATCAAGACAAGCATATACTTTTATTAAAGGACAATATGTTCCAATCATTTTGAATAATGTTTCGGATGAATCTCAAATGCAAATTGAAAATAGAAAATATTATGTTCAAAATTATGAATTCACTATGTTGGGTTATCTTATTGATGAGGCAGAGTTTGAAGTTAAGCCAGCTATTGCAAGGGTTCTCCAAGTATTTGAAATTGATACATCAACATTGAAAAAGAAAAAGAATCAGTTCCCTGAAAATCCAGATGAATTCTTAACTAATTTTTTGTATGTGGTGGGAAATGATATGTTAATTGAAAGAATTGATTTCACAGCTAATATGGAGTTCGTTAAATCAAGTAACATTTCTTCATATGATGTTTATATTAACGATGACTATTATGGAACCGATGTTCAAAAAATTCAAATAACAACTAATGATGTTTTAAGAATTGAAGTTGTTAAAGAAGATGATTCAAACGAATCGTTAATTCAATTTGACAGTAAACTTGTTTAATCTTCCCCGTAGATATCCTTCTTCTCTTTACACTTCTCAATTATTAAATTCTCAAGAAATTTATAAATTTTAATACCTCTCTTGTCACAATACTTTTTGAGTATGTCATGTGATTCAGGGGATATTTTTATGTTCTTTATTTCTTTCTTTGTTTTCATGGTAGAAAAAAGGCAGAATTAATTCATACCGTTTACAAATACATATCCAAAAGTCAAGTTTTTTGTGTTAGTATTGAATATTTATCATTAAAATAAATCTGCAAAGAATAATTTAATAATGGCAACAGCACAAGTTAATCAAAAAGTATTTGTATCCCCAGGTGTTTATACATCTGAAACGGACTTATCGTTCGTGGCTCAGAGCGTGGGTGTTACAACATTAGGTTTAGTAGGTGAGACTATAAAGGGTCCCGCTTTTGAACCTGTCTTTATAACAAACTATGACGAATTCCAAGCCTACTTCGGTGGTACAGAACCTGTCAAGTTTGTGAATACACAAATCCCAAAATATGAAGCTGCGTATATCGCAAAATCTTATTTACAACAATCCAACCAATTGTTTGTTACAAGAGTATTGGGACTTTCAGGTTATGATGCGGGTCCATCATGGAGTATCAGAACAACAGCTAATGTTGACCCAACAACTATCGGATTAGAAACAAACGTTGGTCAAGCTTTTGCTGTGAACTTCAGTGGAAATTCATCAGGAGACACATTTTCATTAACAGGTGATTCTGTTTTTAATGACTATATCTTACCAAATCTTTATGTTCAATATAGAATGAGTGATGGAAGTACATCTAACTTATTTGCTGATTTTTCAGCTGAGATTGATAGTATTGCACAACAACCATCATTATCTGCGTCAACAGTTGCTTTTTATGGTGCGATACCTGGTTCAGATTATTGGCCAATCGTTACACAATATAGTGAGCAAATTAACGAATATCTTTGTGATACTAATAACTTAGAAACAAACGATTTAAGTTCTAATAATAATGACGCTTGGTACTACGCTAACTTTGACAATTATTCAGGTAACGATTATTCTGGATATTCGTTTTATTATTCAGTGACAAATTTAGTGACAGGAGCAACAGGAAATTATACAGGTACTTTTGAAGGTAATATCTATACTTTCTCAGGAACTGCATATTCTGAATTTAATAACATGGTAATTGCAACACTTCGTTCAAGAGGTATTTCACTTTACTCAAATAGTTCAACAAGTGATGAACACGGACCAATTTATGAAGTTAGTGGTCTAACTGATTTAGATATGGTTTGTTCGGGACAATACTCAGGAGTAACTCAATCACCATATGAAACTTTCTTATTATCAGGAATTACCAAAGACGGTAATACATTCCAATTAGAATCTTCTTTATCCGCAGCGTCTTCAAAATATATTACAAAAGTATTAGGTGTAGATAACTTCGGTAAATCAAGATTTGAAACTCCTGTATTTGTTGAGGAGATTTATCCAGGTACTTTAAACTACGCGTACAACCAAGGTTATATTAAGGGTTTGAATTGTGAATTAGTCGCATTACCAAGTGCTAGAAGTAGAAGTGCTTCATCAATCGCTTGGAATTTGGAAAAATACCAATCACCTGAAACACCATTCTTAGTTTCAGAATTAAGAGGTAATAGAGTTTACAGGTTATTTAAATTTATATCAATCTCCGATGGAGATTCTGCAAACGTTGAAATTAAAGTTTCAATTGCTAACTTATCGTTCAACAACATGAGTTTTGATGTTTTAGTTAGAAACTTCTTTGATACAGATGCTAATCCTGTAGTTATTGAAAAATTCACAAACTGTAACATGGACCCAGCATCAAATAACTTTGTTGCTAAAAAAATTGGTTCATCTAACGGAGAATTCGCACTTATTTCAAAATATATTATGATTGAATTAGCTGATGAGTATCCTATTGATGCATTACCTTGTGGTTTCTACGGTTACACACAAAGAGAATACGCTAGTCCTAATAACCCATCACCATACCCTAAATTCAAAACAAAGTATTATTTCCCAGGTGAGGTAATTGCTAATCCTCCATTTAATAGTCCTTTTGGTGGGAACAACGCTGTTGAATCTCCAGGTAATATTATTAGAAGAAGTTATTTAGGATTTTCAACCGAATATGGTATTGACGAATCATTCTTAACTTATAAAGGTAAGCAAAATCCACAAGCGGGTTGGGAAGTTGCTACAGATTCAATTCCTTGGAATGTACTTTCTAAAGGATTCCATATGGATTCAGGAGCTACTGTTGTTACAATTGGTAGTATATATGAAACTAGTGGACAAACTGCATTTGAGTGTGGAGTGGCAGATTTTAGAAATGACCCAGAAACTCAAGAAAACCCTTACTATTTTATCTATTCAAGAAAATATACAGTATGTTTTGCTGGTGGATTTGATGGTTGGGACATTTATGAAGAATCAAGAACAAATACAGATAGATTCCAATTAGGAGCGTCAGGTTATTTAGCAGGAGCTTATCCTTCTTCAAGATATCCGACAGCAACAGGTGATGGTATGTTCAAGAGAATTATTGTACAAAATAATACTCAAGACTTTGCAAACACTGACTACTACGCTTACTTACTTGGTATTCTAACATTTGCAAATCCTGAAGCAACAAATATTAACGTATTTGCAACTTCAAGTATTGATTATGTATTCAATTCAAATTTATGTGAAGCGGCAATTAACATGATTCAATTCCAAAGAGCTGATTCTGTATATATTGTGACAACACCTGACTATAACATGTATCTTCCAGATTCAACTGACCCTCAAGCGATTATCTATCCACAAGAGGCAGTTGATAACTTAGATAACACAGGAATTGATTCAAACTATACAGCTACTTATTATCCTTGGATTTTAACAAGAGATACTGTTAATAACACACAAATCTATTTACCAGCAACTGGTGAGGTTTGTAGAAACTTAGCACTTACAGATAATATTGCATTCCCTTGGTTCGCATCAGCGGGTTACACAAGAGGTTTAGTAAACTCAATCAAAGCGAGAGTTAAGTTAACTCAAGAAGATAGAGATACTCTTTACCAAGGTAGAATCAACCCAATCGCAACATTCGCGGACGTTGGAACTGTAATTTGGGGTAACAAAACACTTCAAGTTGCTGACACAGCTCTTAACAGATTAAACGTAAGAAGATTGTTATTACAAGCTCGTAAGTTAATTTCAGCTGTAGCGGTTAGATTGTTATTTGAACAAAACGACCAAGTGGTAAGACAACAATTCTTGGATAGTGTTAACCCAATCTTAGATGGTATTAGAAGAGATAGAGGTCTTTATGACTTCCGTGTAACGGTATCTTCTTCACCTGAAGACTTAGATAGAAACACTTTAACAGGTAAAATTTATCTTAAACCAACTAAAGCTCTTGAATTCATTGATATTGAATTCTTTATCACACCAACAGGAGCTTCATTTGAAAATATCTAATAAAAATAAGGGGGAGTTAATCTCCCCCATTTTTTAGCCAACAATGAGAACAAGAATAATAGAAGGATTTAAAGACGACAAAACACCAGATTTAAAATATTATGCCTTTGATTGGGATGATAATATTGTTCACATGCCGACAAAAATAATTGTGAAAGATGAAGATGGAGAAGAAGTGGGTATGAGTACCGATGACTTTGCGGAACATAGACACCATATCGGTAAAGAAAATTTCAAATATAAAGGTCACACGATTGTTGGTTTCGCTGAAAACCCATTTAGAAACTTCAGAACCGAGGGTGATAAAGATTTTATTGTAGATGCAATGAAAGCCAAGGAAGGACCAGCATTTAATGATTTCAGAGAAGCAATAAATAACGGTTCAATTTTTTCAATCATTACTGCAAG